CATCCGCATTGCGGGTGCTGTGAACGTCTACGACAAGGGTGTCTCCCTGTGGCTTAATCAGGTCCAGATCATCGACCTAGCCTCCAGCGAAACCATGTTTGGTGCTGATGAGTCTGGTGGCTTCAGCGCCGATGACTTCGGTGACGAAGAGAACTCCTTCTCTGGTGAAGATGCCCCGGCACTTTAAGCCGAGGGTCTTGGTCGGAAGGTATCGAAGCAAGTCTGAAGAACGTGTTGCGGGCCACCTCAATGAACTTGGGGTGGCCTACGACTATGAGCCGAAGGACGGGAAGGTCTCGTACCGCATTGAGCGCACCGCGCTGTACCTCCCTGACTTCGTCCTGACTGACAGCGGCATAATCCTAGAGGTCAAGGGACACCTGACCTCCGCAGACCGCTCCAAGTACATCCGCATCAAGGACTGTAACCCCGGCATCGACATACGCTTCGTGTTCGATAGGGCCACCAATCGCCTCAGCAAGACCTCCAAGACCACCTACGCACAGTGGGCCGAGAAGCATGGTTTCCTGTGGTGTGAAAAGATCATCCCCCCAACTTGGTACAAGAGAGCAAAGAATGCGAGAGCTTCGTCTAAAGCCCCAGGCACGCAAAATCCTCCTGCATCTCGAAAGGCAGTCCATCTCTCCCATGGAGGCCCTTCTAGTCCACGGCATCTATCGGTTGTCCGCAAGCATTCACGAGCTTCGCGCTGAGGGCTTCAAGGTCCTTACCACAATGCACAAGGACGCCAGCGGCAAGAAGTATGCCCGCTATCACATGGCAAACCAGAGGAAGGCTGCCTGATGAAGAACCTTATTAAGACTATCGTACTGGCAGTCGCCCTCACGTTCCTTGGGCCTGTCATTGGCCATGCCGCTGAGGCCTGCAAGACCCACGATACCGCCTTCTACAAGCATGCAGAAGACCTCAAGGCCAAGGTATTCATTGCCACGGACAAGGCCCGTACTGAAATCCTGTCCCGCATCAATGCTGCCCGTGTTGATGCAGGCATGGAGCCGTTCAATGTGGACACGCTGGCCATTGGTATCTTTGAATATCAGGGTCAGGTCTACGCAGGCACTGTCATGTTCAAGAAGCACTGTGTCGTGGAGGGGACCGTCAAGACGTTCCCGGTGGACCAGTTCATTGGCTTCTTGGAGCAGATCGGCCTTAGCATTCAGGACTTCAAGCCTCAGGTAGGTGCCTGATGGACCTTAACGAGTACCAGTCCGAGGCACGTCTGTTCGCAGTCAACGATGACCTCATGCACTTCACCTTCGGCCTCCTTGAGGAAGCTGGTGAAGCTGCAGGTGTACTGAAGCGGTTTCATCGTGGAGACGAGGGCTACTATGCTTTCACCCCGTCAGCGGACAATCCCCGCGACCTTTCCTACAACGCCCGTGACAAGCTCATCATGGAACTGGGTGACATCCTCTGGCACGTAGCACTCATCGCTGACAACCTTGGCTACTCGCTTGCAGCGGTGGCTGAACTGAACCTCGACAAGCTCCAGTCCCGCAAGCAGCGTGACATGATCAAGGGGTCTGGCGATGACCGTTGAGCTAATCCCACTGGCCCTTATCGCCATCGGCTTGTCAGGGTGCATTTACATCCTGACTGACATCTTTGGCACTGACTAACCTAACACAATCGGAAACAGTATGCAGACTCACGACCACGAAGGCTCTGTCTTTCTGAGGCACGAAGCCTGCGACAACTGCGGATCAAAGGACAACAAAGGTGTTTATTCAGATGGCCACACATTCTGTTTTGGATGCGGACACCGCACGGGACGTTCAGGTGAAGCTGGCGCTGGCAGCGGAACTGAGGAGCCAAGGGAAGACAGTCGCAGCGGCCGAATGGCTGGAGGCAGCCCAAAGGTCGCTGGCCGAGTTCAAGGCATCCCAAACCGCCGCCTAGACGAAGCGACCTGTGCCCTGTGGGGCTATGAGATTGGCGAGTATAACGGCAAGCCCTGTCACATCGCCAACTACAAGGACCCACAGGGTAAGCCCGTAGCCCAGAAGATTCGGATGGCCAACAAGGAGTTCACCTTCGTTGGCACCACCAAGGACGTAGGGTTCTACGGTGAGTGGCTGTGGTCGAAGGGGAAGCGCATCGTCATCACTGAAGGTGAGATAGATGCCCTCTCAATGTCCCAGTGCATGGGCAACAAGTGGCCTGTGGTCTCCGTCCCCAATGGGGCACAGGGTGCCTCCAAGACCATCAAGAAGCGCTACGACTACCTTGAGAACTTCGAGGAGATCATCCTCATGTTCGATATGGACGAGCCGGGACGCAAGGCTGCTGCCGAGTGTGCCGAACTCCTCCAGGTGGGGAAGGCCAAGATAGCCTCCCTGCCACTCAAGGACGCCAATGAGATGCTGGTGGCTGGCAGGACCGAGGAGCTTATGCGTGCCTTCTGGGACGCCAAACCCTACCGTCCTGACGGTCTGCTTGTCTCCAAGGACCTCAAGGAAGCTATCCTCGTCGCAGATGACAAGGGCCTCAGCTTCCCGTTCTCTGGTCTCAACGACAAGCTCCACGGCATCTTCCCTGCAGCCCTCTACACGGTCACCTCAGGCTCTGGCTTGGGGAAGACTACCTTCATGCGGGAGTTGGCCTACCACCTCCACGTCACCCACCAGAAGAAGGTGGGAATGCTCATGCTGGAAGAGACCACCAAGCGCACCGTTAGGTCCTTGGTGGGTCTCCACCTCAACAAGCTGATCGACACTGACCTGTCCAACACCTCGCCTGAGGAGATGGCTGGAGCATTCGATGAACTCTTCAGTGAGCGTGACATCGCACTCTACGACCACTTCGGGTCTACCGAGGTGGACAACATCCTAGCCCGCATCCGGTACATGGCGCGGGCCATGGACTGCACCCATGTCATCCTAGACCACCTCAGCATCCTCATATCTGGCCTCCAGATGGATGACGAACGCCGCATGATCGACGTGGCGATGACCAAACTGCGTACGCTGGTCCAAGAGACAGGCATCACGCTGTTCCTTGTGTCCCACTTGAAGCGTCCCTCAGGGGACAAGGGACATGAGGACGGCGCGGTGGTGGCCCTGGGTCAGCTTAGAGGCTCCCACGCCATCGCCCAGTTGTCTGACGCCGTCATAGGCCTCCAGAAGCCCTCTGATGACCCAATGGGAGATGCCACGGAACTGGTGGTCCTGAAGAACAGGTTCACCGGGGAGCGTGGGTCTGCGGGTGTGCTGCATTACTCAAGAGAAACCGGACGCCTCACTGAGAGCGTCTTCTAATCAGTTACGGGAAAATAATGGATACCCACGACATCGAAGATCAGGTCATCGCAGACCTGAAGAAGAATGCTTTTACCATCCTGACTGTACTCGACCAAGATACCGTCCGCGCCCTCAAGGGGGACGCGGAGGCCATCAGTGCCATCAACGTGAACTTCCGGGTACTGGCGGCCCTCAATGAGGTCCTGCTGTACTACGGTGACGTTGGCTGCTTCGCTGACGAGAAGATGCTTTGACGCGGTACATCTTCGACATTGAGTGCAATGGGTTCCTCGACACTGTGACGAAGCTGCACTCGCTGGTGCTGTTGGATGTAGACACAAGCGAGATGCTGTCGTTTACCTTCAATGACGCACGGCTGGAATATGGCTTGGAGGCGCTGGCCAAGGCTGATGAAATCATGGGCCACAACGTCATTGCCTTCGACATCCCTGTCATCCAGAAGCTCTACCCGTGGTTTAAGCCCAAGGGAAAGGTCACCGACACCCTCGTTCTCTCCCGCCTCATCCACAGCGACCTGAAGGCCGAAGACGCCCCACGCCTCACTGCCAAGTCCATCACGCCAAAGCTCTATGGCTCCCACTCGCTGGAAGCCTGGGGCGAACGTCTGGGTCTACACAAGGGCAACTACGAAGGAGGGTTCGACACTTGGAACCCTGAGATGCAGGCGTACTGCGAACAGGACGTAAGGGTGACCCAAGCCCTCTATCGTTACCTCAAGCCCGAGACGTACTCCCAGCAGGCCATCCAGCTTGAGCATGACATGATGACGCTATGCGCCGCCATGGAGCGCGATGGGTGGCCGTTTGATGTACGGGGTGCACTGGAACTCTATAGCCATCTCTCAGCCCGCAGGGAGGCCATCAAGACTGAGTTGCTCACCCTGTTCCCACCTTGGGAAGTGGTGGATCGGGTGGTTACCTACAAGCGTCCTAATAAGACCAAGGGCATCAAGGCTGGTGATACGGTCACACACATGAAGACGGTGTACTTCAATCCGTCCTCACGTCAGCACATCGCCTACTGCCTGCAGGCTAAGTATGGCTGGAAGCCGAAGGAGTTCACTGAGAATGGGCAAGCTAAGATCGATGACGAAGTCCTCGCTTCCCTTGGGTTTCCAGAAGCTAAGTCTCTCGCTGAGTATTTCCTTATCGAAAAGAGAATTGGACAGCTTGCTGAGGGCGATAACGCCTGGCTTAAGCTGGAGCGCAAAGGAGCCATCCACGGACGATATAATCCGAATGGCACAGTCACTGGCAGAGCTACACACCAGCAACCCAACATTGCTCAAGTCCCTTCGGTTAGAAAAGGCAAGGCTGGAATTCTGAAGGGTCTGGAGGGGGGCTACGGCTACGAATGCCGCAGTCTCTTCAAGGCACCTCCCGGTTTCACCATGGTTGGTGCTGACATGTCTGGACTGGAGCTTCGCTGCCTCGCCCACTACATGGCCAAGCACGACGATGGGGACTACGTGAAGGCTGTCACTGAAGGTGATGTCCACACCACGAACATGGAGGCTGCCGGTCTCACCAACCGTGACCAAGCCAAGCGCTTCATCTACGCCTACCTCTACGGCGCGGCACCGAAGAAGATCAGCGAAGTCCTTGGGTCCACCGAGCGTGAGGCCCGCAGTGTCATGGAGCGCTTCAGCAAGGGACTACCCGCCCTCGCCAAGCTCAAGGAACAGGTAAGCGGCTTTGCCAAGCAAGGCTACGTACCGTCCATTGACAAGCGCAGGGTCCCCGTAAGGTCTCCACATAGCGCACTTAACAGTCTCCTCCAGTCATCTGGCAGCGTCCTGTGCAAGGCGTGGCTGCTGGCCATCAACGAAGACCTCCAGTCTCAAGGCCTCACATGGGGCAAGGACTATCAGTTCCTGGGCTGGATTCACGACGAGGTACAAATTGCAGTACGACAAGGTCTCGAAGAAAAGGTCGGCCAAACAGCCGTCCTCATGGCACCCAAAGTTGGGGAAGCCTTCAAGTTCCGTTGCCCCCTCGCAGCCGAGTACCGTCAAGGTACAAGCTGGGCAGAAACCCATTGAGAAGAACGTCTGTCTCGTCCTCACTGAGGCATGGCAGAAGGGGTTCACCACCAAGTCTGACTTCTCCCGTGAGTTCGCTGACTATGTGGGTATCGCTGCCTGCATGGGGTGGATCACTACCCGTATCTTCCCCCCTGATGTGTGGGGCAGCACTTGGCAGATAACCAGTAAAGGCCTTCTGGCCCTTGAGGAACTCTATGGCATCGACACCGAAGAAGAAGAAGACAACGAAGAAGACGTTTGTACGAGTCGCTGAGGGCGAACTGGTACTGGTCACATGGTATGACGCTTGCGCCACCGTGGGCTGGGAGGATCACCGCGCAGCCGTCCTAAAGCCTGCCCATTGTCGTTCAGTCGGCTGGGTGGGAAAGGCTGCTGACCCTGAGTCCATGCTGATCCTCTACGCTGACAGGGCGCATGAGGACAAGGATGACCATGACTCTAACCGCCGTATCGCAATCCCTACTGGGTGGATTACTAGCATCAAGAAGGTGAAGGCATGATTGACGCCAAGATGATACCGCCCGAGGTGGTGGAGGCGGCTGCGAAGGCTGCTTATGAAATGGACGCCGGATCGCCTTCCGACACATGGCAACAGGCAGCAAAGCTGGCAAAGGTGATCTACCGTGGACAAGCCCGCGCCGCCATCGCAGCCGCGCTCAACGCATGGCCGGGGGCTGAACCCCATCAGGTTCTATCTGTCAGGGACAATGGAGAAGGTTACGATCTAAAAACCATTGGCCTCATCCTCCCCCTCCCCGCACAGGAGGCCAGTGATGAGTGACATTGTACCGCCGTGCGACTGCGCCGAACAGGTGGATGGAAGGTGGACTTCCCAATGCTACTGTTCAAACCGCGATGACGGGGAGAGGACTGCCGCTTGGTGCGTAGAGGCCAACAACGCCGACACCATCACCACCCTCCGCGCCACCAACGAGCGGCTGGTGGCTGAACTTTGCTGGATCAAGTCCAAGTGTGATGATGTCATGGCAGAAGACGCGGGAACACCGCCCGAAGCACTG